ATTTTATTTTTCCAATCAATATCACTCCACAAAGCACCAAGTATTTCATTTGGTCTAGCTCCAGTTTCAGAAGCAAAATATATTAAAGCTTGGTATTTTATATTTGGTTCAGCTAGCAGCATATCTTTTATATCGTTAGGATATGGAGCGTATTGGTCTTTAGGTGGTCTTTGTATAGCGTTTTTTGTAAACTTATATGTAAGGATCCTTAAATCGCATTCCCAGTTGTTATCATCACAAAACCTAAAGAACCTTTGAAATAAACCTTTTATCTCGATAATGACAGATCTGCTTAACAGATCACCTTTTTTGTTAGTTGCAGCCATAAGCTTAGGAATAAAGTCAAATTTAAAATCTGCTACTGTGTAGTCGGATAAGTAAGTTTTGTTAATTCTGGGCAAGATATGGCTGTTTAAATAGCCAATATAGTTGGTATTACACTTTCTCGTATTTATTCTGTCTCGATCTATAGTCTTGATATAAGCTTCTATAGCTTCATTTATAGTTATGCCTTTTCCTATTGTTATTTTTTTTATATCTGGATGATTTGGGTCTAGTGATTTAAGGTATCTATCTGCTTTTCTTTTTTCGTTAAGATTATATTTTTTTATTATTTTTTCTTTGTTGTTAATTAAGGTGTAAACAACAAGCTTGCCGTACTTTTCTCTTTTATAAAAATCCATTCCAACAAGCTATACTACAACCTATGCAAGTTTGTCAATCTGTCATTGACAGAAAAGCAAATTATAATGAAGTGAAAGAGAGAGCGTACTACAGTTAAGTAGTTTAGAAGTATTCTAATGTAGCTTAGCTTATACTGATAGTTGGCTAAGCTTATCTTGTAATCCTATCTCCTCAATCAGCCTATCGTGAGCAGACTTACTTAGAGCTGCTGTAACTGGGGGATAGAAACCGCCATTTTTAGCTTTCAACCGAGATATTTTGGCTAGGATTGATTTTCTTCTTTTCTGTACTAACTCCATCCTTGCTTTTGTTTTCTCGTACTCGGTCTCTGGCGTTATCTGTATTGACATCTTTAGTCTTTACCTCCTTTACGCGTTTAAAGTCGAAGCTTAATGATTTCTCATCTACTTCGTATGTTGCAGCTGCACTTGGGAGACCCGCTTGGGCAGCTGTGTTCAGATCTGTAAATATTTCTTTAGCTGTAAAGCTACAGTTTCCAGACCAGAATTTTTCAAATTTCGGCATAGTCGCGCTCCAAAATCATTTCTAAATAATGTATAGCTTTTTCGATTGATTTTTTTCCTTTACTCTTAATCTTCGGTAAATCTTTGGTAGGTATTTTTTTTCTTTTCCAATAATCGTGTCTAGTCGTGTACTTTATAACATTTCCTTCGGGGAATAAAAGATTATTTTTTATAATATATTGAGCTGGTTCTATAGACAAACCTTTATAATGATCTGATCCAACTTGATATTTTAAGCTATCGAACATGGTTTTATCTGTCATTTTTAATTACAATACTCCTATACTTGCCTTCTAATTTATCTATGTAACCTCTATCAACAAGCTGGTTAACCAAATAATAAATACTATTCTTTGATGATAAACCTACCGCCTTCCTGATTTCTTCGTAAGAAGGCGATAGTTTATTTTTTTTGAGATAAGACTTTATAAACTTAAAAGTTTTAAGTTGTTTCTGTGTTAAGCCGTATCTCGTAGTCATTAGACGTTAGCTCCATAATTAAAATTTAATGGATCGTCTGACTTAGGCGTTGAGCTTACATTACGAGATTTTTTTATCGTAATTTTATATGTTCCATCTTTTTGAACATATCCGCTTGGCTCATGCCACATACCATTAATAGTAAAATTTTTTCTATATGGTTTACCAGTTTTCTGATTTACCTTTTCACTATTAACAGAAACGAGATCTGGTAATTTTTCTTTACCAGCTATAACATTATTGTTTGCATCGAATTTATCTGAATTGCGCTGCATACTAAATGTTGCTACCCAGTTGGGATCTTTATTTTGAGACATTATTTGCTCCTCCGTTAAATTGAGACATTTTTATATTAACGATATTGCTAAGCTCTTCGTACTTAGTTTTATCGGTATTCTTCAGATCAGATAAAAAATCTTTATGATCTGATAGAATTTCGTTTAGCTTGCCAATATGTGTGGCGTTTCTAACTTGGTACTCTACAACGCTAGCATGGTTTAGATCTATTCCTTGGTGTTCGTTGTTTTTAAAATTTTCTTGTATTTCAGCTGTAGAATATAAGGTTCCGTGTAATCCTAATGCTTTTAAAACAGCTCGGTCAACAGCTCTCATTTCTGCTACTGCAACCGGATACATAAAATCATTATTAGCTGGTGATACTTCTCCAAGGCTATAATATTTTTTACCTCTAAATATAGCTCCAGCTTTAACAACTGCGCAGCCTTTTTCTAAATTACAATGTACTAAATTTATGTCTGTTTGAATGTCGTAATCTTTGGCCAAATTTTCTACTTCTTGATGGATGATTTTAAATTTACCATCTTTCCAATCTATAATTTTTTTCTTAGCTCTAAGCTGTTCTAATTTTTTTTGTAAAGCTGGAAACTCTATAACTTTAGGCATAAGTACCTCTCTGAAAGCGCTGGTAAAGAACGCATTTAAGGTAGCTATTTTTAACCTCAACTACTGAAAACCCAGCGCCTTCATTAATTACAGAAGTTCCTAACCTCTGAGGGAGGTTCACTTTAGGTGCGTATTTGTGCAAGCATAGTATCATAAGAGTTAGGGAAAAAATGATAAGAAGCTCACACAATTTTTTCTTCCTCTGTAATTTCTTTTCGTTCAGCTTATATTTTTCATTAAGTATTAATTGCTGATAATTAATTTCGTTTAACCTTTTAACCATAACTCCTCCGCTATTTGTTTGTGATTGCCTTCTAAATAATTCCAAGCGAACATGTGATTAAATTGCGGCTCAACATCCATGAAGTAAGTATCTTTGCCTTCATGTCGTTGCATTAATCTTTCTCTTCGCTTTGCAACTATAGACATTTGTTTTAGTGTTTTTTCTCTGGCTTGTTTACTTAGAGCTGGGTGTGTTTCATCAAAAATTTTATAATCATCTTCGTTAACAACTAATAAAATTGGTTTCTTACCAGTTGCAAGAGCATAAAAATTTGTTTGTAAAGCATGTTCGTTGCTTGGCTTGTCTTGTAATTTTACATAACTAAAAGATGGAGAGCCATCTGATTTTGTCGTTCTTCCTTTACGTCTCCATTTCGTTTTAAGCTCGATGAAGTGGGTACTATTTTCGAAGTCGGGTCTCCCAATACAAGGCAAAATACAATTAATTAAATTTAAATAAATATTTCTTTCACTTTCTACTTCACCTTTTAAATTAATTTCTTGGAAAGCTTTAACTGCTGTGTGAAATGTACCAGCTAATCTTTCTAAATTATCTTTAAATTGATATTTTTCTGTATCGTGAGTAGTTTGTCTTTTATTGTATTCATCAAGACAATGTTCAAAAGCTTTTTTGGTTCCATTTTTTTTAGGCAATATTTCATTTTTAATTTTTTTATCTTTTTCCCATACATAATTAGAAAATAATTTTTGTAATCCAGCTGCTATAGAAGTACCGGCATCAGCTCTGGATCCGTAATACATTTTTCTACGTTCTTCTTGGTTAAGATATAAATATTCGTAAACCCAGTTGCCATCTATTTTATTAATCTGGCTTGGTGAGTGGTGATTTAATTTATAAAGCTTTACCCAATCCGGCAGCTTAGGAATTTTTTTAATTATTTCTTCTAAATCAAATTGTTCTTTAGTTTGCATAAAAACAAATCACTTGAACAATCTCTATACTAAATATGTATAAATGGCAATCTTAGTATGTATAAATGCTTATTTCGTGGCTAAAATAGAGGATTTTAAGCTGGGGTTAAATTTAGAAATTATAGGTGATGCAATAGAAAGATCATCTGGAGTAAAGCATTCGCAATCTTTTGACAATGGTTCTTTTTTAAATGGATCAACAGCTTTAAAAGTTCCATCATTGTTTGTTTGCAGCACGGCTGCTATAGGTTTTATATGTGGTTTTCTTGCAAGTAATTTTTTTGAAGGCTCTAAATAACACATTCTATTTATAGCATTTCTTGAGAATTTTTTACCTTTTTTCATAGTTTCAAATATTCCAACTTCTCCGTCTAAATGAGACCCCGGAATATCAAATAAAACTAAAAAAATATCTAACTTATTATATTCATAAGATATATTGAATTTAACTATATCTTCCTTGTTATAATCTTTAACATTCCAACTGCCATTTAAATATTTTTTACAAGGCAATTTAATAGAAGGCTCATATATTTCAACTGGGTGACAATGTAAAACTTCAGCTATTTTTAAAGCGTTATCCCAAGCAACTTCTCTACTATCTTTACACCAACGATTGACTGTTGTTTTGTCTCTATTTAATTCCTTTGCAAGTTCAGCTTGCGTCATGCTTTTTTCTTTTAATAACTTTGTCAACAATGCCATAGTTTCAACTTTGTTTTTTTTAGTTTTATAATTATTAACTGTGTAGTTACTTAGCACAAATAAGTTATCTTTTGTTGACATAATGTCAATTAGTAGCATTCTTTTTTGTGGATTGTCAACTATGAAAGTATAATAGTTTATAAGATAAGCTTATCCACATACAAACAATACAACCGAGCATCAAATATTCCTAAATCTGTTTGACAAATAAGCAAATATGCCTATTTCTCAAAATATGGCAAAATCAATAAAACTAGAAGAATACAGAAAACAAAAGAAACTATCACATAAAAAACTAGCTGCACTTCTTGGCTTGGATCACACCACAGTTTTTAGATGGTGCAAAGGCGAACGAATACCTAGGCCAGCGATGATGCAAATAATTATAGAAAAAACAAAAGGCAAAGTTACTGCGTCTAGCTTTTATGAGTAAGAAAAAAAAATTAAGTGGTACGATTGATGATTACCCGCTGGTTTACATTACTACTCTTGATTGGGTTAGTAATTCTGAGTGGGTGTCAATTCCCAAAGCAAAAAGGTTGGAACCCGCTGAATGTCATTCGGTTGGTTATCTCTTCAACAAATCCAGAAAAAAAATACAAACATTTGGATCTTACAGCTCCGATGAAGATGGAATTGAAGTAGGTACTATTGAGACTATTCCGCGTGCATGGGTATTAGAAATTAGAAATGTATTAACTGGCAAGACAATTAAATGAAAACTAAAATATTTATAATTGTTTTTACAATAGTATTCTGGTCGATCGCTCCTCAATACGCAAAGTCAAGAGTAAATCCCGAGTGGAAACAATTTTGTGATGAATATATGAAATGGGTTGAGACTTACCCGCATTTATTTTCTGCGGGTTATTGTAATCCAAATCACATCTCCAATAAAATATTAAGGAAGGCTGTCGGTGGTTTGTAAAACTCATAAAGCAGAAATTGACGATTTAAAAAACATCATCAATAAAAAAGATGAAGAAATCGACAATCTAAAAACTCTTATTAAAAACGAACAGCAAGAAAATAAGAAACTAAAAGAACATGCAGCTCAGTATGTAAACAACTGTAGGAAGCTTGGTATTTTTTAATGGCGCGCCGAAATTATTATAATCGAGGCGATTGGTATAGTGAGTGGAGTAGAAACGTAGAAAATCGACGTATTGGTTTCTGTGACATCGATGTTTGCGGGATCTGTGATAAATGCTGGGAGCCGTTATATCTGGCGGAGACATGTTTCGATAAAGGCCAGACTTATAAAACTACGCATACTACCGAACGCCTTGCTACCTTGGCTGGTTTACCATCTTTTTTAATTTTTTATAAAGTTGAGCAAAATAAAATAGTTAGATTTAGAATTAAGCAGCTCACACCAACAAAGTCGGAAGAGTTTAATTATATGTATCCGAGCGGCTGGGTCGGCATAATGGAAATGCTGCAAGAACAGCACGATAAGGTTTGTAAGCATAAGGAGGCTGGTTGAGTTTATTTAGTATTTGTGACAACAACGTATTAATTGACAAAGATCTAAGCTCAACTGAATTTAGAGTTTATATGTGTCTTGTTAGATACATGAATAAGGAAAGTGGAATTTGTTATCCCAGATACCGAACAATACAAAAGGATCTAGGTTTGAGCCGGTCTGTTATCTACCGAGCTATTGTTAACCTTGGTAAGCTTGGTTATGTGACGAAAAAAAGGCGAAGCTCTACTAACGAATATCTACTCACAAAGCAGAAAGAATTACAGCTAAAAAGGCTAAAACATATACGTAGCGTTTATGACACCTCTGACGTGTCGAATATGACATCTATTAATAAAACTAATAATATTAACCAGTATAGTTCTAGGTATCAAAAGAGACACATTAATCGCTCCCCCCAGCTTGCTAATCTACAAACGAATAAATTATTTTATAAAGGCGAGTATTTTAAGGAATGCGGTAGAGAAGGTAATTATATTGAGTATTCAAATAATAAAGGTAAAAGAATTAAGAAGCACACTTTTAAAAAAGAAGAAGTTATAGAAATCTAAAAGCTATTAGATAGGTTAATAATGGCAAAAGCCTCAGTTGCCGTGGAGGTGAAGATTATGGAAATCTTAGATACGGCTGGAAGAACAGAAAGACTAATCCCCGGAATTAAGAAGCCTCATGCTAGTCGTATGTATGATTTATTAGAAATGTCATACTCAAAGCAAGATCTAGGCTTTTATAACAGAAAACCGCTTAGGTTGTATCCGAATGCCAAGCAAATAGCGAGTTGGGAATTAGCAATAGAATTGATGCTTTTAGTTAAATTAGAGCAAAGGCGCTTATTATGGGGCAGAGCTTGTAGGTTTAGTTGGGTGCAATTAGCTAAGAGGTTTGGAGTACACCGAACAACAATTAAAAAGAGGTATCTTGAAACGATATTTTTAATAAGTCGTTTAGCTGATAAATCTTTGATAGACAAGATAGTCAAAATTTAATAAAGAGATAAATAGAGTAGGTTTTTTGCGTTTTTTCTAATGGCTGGTAAAAAATTATATAAGATCTACTGCGAGAGTTTTACACGCGCCAGCAATTTTACTGTTCAATGCAAAGCTAAAGGAATTTTAAAAAAAAATGGTCGTTATCGTTGCCGTTTCCATGGAGGCCATAATACCGGCGCAAAAACTTTAGAAGGCAAGATAAAAGCAATTAGCAAATTAAAACAATTTAAAAATAAAAGCGAGGAAGAATTAAGACAATGGATTTTGAAAAAATCATTACAGAATTAGAGCTTGGTAAACCTTTATCAAAGATCGCAAAAGAAATGAAAGTTGACTTGTCAACGATTTATAAAAAAATGCGAAATGATAAAGATTTACAAGAGCGAGTGAGAAGAGCAAGAGAAACTGGCTGCTTTACCATAATTGATAAAATTAATGAAGAGTTAGAAATTCCAGTTGATAATCAACAAATGATGTGGATGAGGGAGAAGCTGCATCAAGCGCGTTGGCTAGCCTCGAAACTCGCGAGTGGGGTATTCGGCGAAAAATCTAAACAAGAGATAAAAACAGATAATAAAATTTCTATTAGTTGGGGGAAACCAAGCGATGAAACTAATAAAGCTATTGAAAAAACTAATAACTAAAACTCAAGTTTATATTATGCAAAGTTATTTGGAAAAAGCTGGTTTAATTAAGAAGAAAAAAAAATAAACATATTTGCATATTAGGGGTTGACAATATGTCAACACATAGTTTAGAAGCCTCTTATGGAGGTGCAACATGCAAAAATATAAAAAAGCGGCTTTATGCTCTTTTAAAGGTAAACCGGTATATGATGAATTTTCATATATCAATATTCTTTCAAGATCATCAAAGCCAACTCAATACGCAGAATATTTATGGCAGCAAGCAGCCAAGAAAATGCAAAAGCATTTTGGCAGCAAGTTTGTTGTGACATTAAAGAAATGCGGCATGAAAGAAAACGGATTTAATTATTTTAAAATAATTAAAAAACCGGTTGAACGATTAAGGAAGGTTGTTTTATTTGTTCCTTATGTAAAAGGGAAAACAAAAGGATCAAAGAACAAGCTTAAAGAGGCCAGATACTTAAACGGCTGCATATTAAATCATAAAAAAGAATATGTATCTTTGGAGGTGTCTCATGGTTAATCTTTGGAATGTTAAAGCAACTAATGGCAAAATGACAAGAACAGAAAAAATAGATATTTCAAAAAATGAAATATTTAAAAACTGTTCTTCAAAAGAAGCTATAAAAAGAACATACGAAGCTTTCTGGAATTTGCCACACGCAGCGGAAAAAATAAAAGTCTT